TTTCACCAGCCAGATCATCCTGCACGGCAAGAAAAACCGCCATTATCCGACCCTGGCGGCCGAGATGAACGCGATCGCCGCCGCGCTCGGCCCCGACACCATCACCCACGATCTTACGATCAAGCTGCCGATCGCGGCGCTCAGGCCCGGCCACACCCAGACCCCGTTCACCAACGCCGCGCTGCATATCGTCAACATCGGCAAGGCCGGCAACCTGCCCAACGCCACCATGCAGGCCCAGATCAACGCCGCGCTGGGCAGTGTCTTTCCGCCGGTCAGCACCGTCGCCCCAGTGGTCAGCGGCGGCACGACGGTCGGCAGCGTGCTGAGCTGCACTACCGGGACCTGGCAATACGCGAGCACTTATACCTATGCGTGGTATCGCAACGGCAGCGTCTTCACCGGGGGCACCGCTGCAACCTACACCACGGTCGCAGCCGATAGCGGGACCAACATTAGCTGTACGGTCACCGCGCGCAACGCTGCGGGGCAAGCCAGCCGGGTCAGCAACGCGATCGCCGTCGCATGAGCGAGCGCCTGGGCGACGCGCCGATCGAGCCGGAATATCGCGAGAAGATGGTCGCGATCGCGCAGAGCCTCGACGAGGTGTTCAACGGCGAGGGCGTCAAGGGCCGAGACCGCAAGGTCGGCTTCGTCCTCTTGGTGTTCCCGTTCCGCGACGACAGCGGCCGCTGCAACTACATTTCGAATGGCGCCGACCGGCGCGACATCGTCACGCTGTTCAAGGAGCAGATCAAGCGCTTCGAAGGCCAGCCGGAAGTGACGGGGCGGGCATGAGGGACGGGCCCGGGCGCTACATCCTCGTCGGCCATGTCGCCGTCGAAGAGCCTGACCTCTTCGCCTGGGGCCGCTGGCTGCAGGAGGCCGACCGGATCGTCCGCCGCTCCGTGCTCGAGGGCGGCGTCGTCATCTCGACCGTGTTTCTCGGCCTCGATCATGATATGGGCGGCGAAGGCCCGAAGCTGTTCGAGACGATGATCCTCGGCGGCCCGGAGAAGAACGCCCGCAGGCGCTACGCTACCTGGGACGAGGCCGAAGACGGCCACATCGAAATGCTCAAGCGGGCGATCAGCGTGAACTACCACCCGGCCAAGACATGAGCGAGCCGCGCGCCGCCTGCGCCGCCTGCGCCGCCGAACAGCCATATGGCCGCATCGTCTGCACGGAATGCGGCCAGCCGCTGGTGTTCCCAGTCCGCGACCCCTATCGCGACCAGCGTTTCGTCGAGCGCGCCTGCGACCGCTGCGGCAAGGCTTACCAAGGCCCGGCGGTCTATTGCAGCTTCGAATGCGCGGTGGCTGACGCATGAGCGGCGAGGCTGCAGCCGCCGACGGCGCGGTCGAGGTCCCCTACCTGCCGCGCAAGCACTTCCGCAGCCTGCACGCCTCGACCAAGCGCTGGACGTTTCTGTGCGCTCACCGCCGGGCCGGCAAGACGGTGGCGCTGGCCAACCACACCATCCGCGCCGCCAGCCAGAACGGCCGCAAATGGCCGCCGCCGCGCTACGGCTACGTCGGCCCGTCGTTCGAGCAGGCCAAAGACCTGGTCTGGGCCTACCTCAAGCAATACACCGAGCGGATCGCCGGCGTCCGCTACCTCGAGGGCGAGCTCGCCTGCATCCTGCCCAACGGCGCGATCCTCAAGCTCTACGGCGGCGCGGCGGCCTACGAGCGCATGCGCGGCATGTATTTCGACGGCATCGTGCTCGACGAATATCCGCTGCTCAACCCGGCGGTGTTCTCGACCGTGGTCAGGCCCTGCCTGGCCGACTACCACGGCTGGGCGGTGGTCTCCGGCACCTCGAACGGCGACGACCATTTCAACCAGCTCCGGCTCAAGATCGAGGGCGATCCGCGCTGGGACACCCTGATCATCCCGCTCAGTGACACCGGCGAGGAGGCGCTCTCGCACGCCGAGGCGCTCGAGCTCACCCAGGACATGAGCCCGGAGGAATACGCCCGCGAGATGGAATGCAGCTTCGACGCCCCGGTCGAAGGCTCGTACTACGGCGAGATCCTCAACACGCTCAGCCTGCAGGGGCGGATCTGCTCGGTCCCGGTCGACCTGTCGCAGCCGGTCACCACCGCCTGGGATCTTGGGATCCACGACTATTGCTGCATCTGGCTCTACCAGATCGCCGGCAAGGAGATCCATTTCATCGACTACATCCAGGACAGCGGCAAGGGCCTCGGCTACTACGCCCAGGAGCTGCGGCTCAGGGCGAACAAGGGCGGCTTCAAGTTCAAGGCCCATTGCCTGCCGCACGACGTCGAGGCGCGCGAGATCTCGACCGGCCAGAGCCGCCGGCAATATCTGATGGATCAACTGGACGAGCCGATCGTCACCGCGCCGTTCGCCAGCGTCGAGGACGGCATTTCCGCCGCCCGCGGCCTGCTCGGCATGAGCTGGTTCGACGCAGCCAAATGCAAGAAGGGCCTCAGCATGCTGCGCGGCTACCGCAAGAACAAGATGGGCAACCCGGTGCACGGCCCCGAGCCCTATAGCCACGGCGCCGACGCCTATCGCACCTTCGCCTGCTCGTTCCACATGGTGGGGGGCCTGTTCGTCACCCCGGGCCCCTTAAGGCGCAAGATCCGCGGCCTGATCTGACGCAGGCTCGCGCCGCCGGCGAGGGACGCCCGCCCGGCGACGCGATCCGCTTCGGGGGATGGGTGACCCCCGATCGGCTGCTTACCGCTTCGGCTCGCGCTCCGGAGGAATGGGAGCGCCAGGGCGCGGCGGCGGACGCCCGCCAACTCCGCCCGCCGGCGGCTCATATTCCGGCCAGCCGTCCGGATCGACCACGATGTACTTCCAGCCATGATCCGGAATATGGGCGAGAACGATGAATAGACCCTCGACCGGGCCAGTGACAGGCGGCCAGATCGCGCCCGGAGGCGGTGCTGGCAGATGTCCTGGAGCGCCACCACCATTGTCTGGCGCGATCGGATGGACGGGATGGCCGACCGTTGGCGGCGGCCAAATGCCCGGCGGCGGCTCGATCTCCGGCGGCTCGACTTCCGGGCCTTCCGGATAATTGGGCTCGCCCTCATCGACCCCGTAATCGGGATCGACCGGACCGCCGTGACCTCGGCGTCTGATGATGCGTAGAAAGCCTTTTACTCTAGGCATTGGCGTTTCTCCTGGGTTACGGCTGGCCTCATGCCAGCGCGTTCTTGAATTTCGCGTAAGCTTGGGCCATTTTGACATCGTACTTATTGGCCGCGTAGCCAGGCCCATTGTAACCGCGCGCGAACGCCGCCCAGTTCTTGCTTCTCAGCGCGCCGTCGAGCTTGTTGGCTTTGATGAAGCTCACGAAGGCGTCAAGGTGAGCCGGCGCCCCGGAGCGCATCGCCTCGACAAAACTCTGGATGGTCGGATGGCCAGCGGCGATGTGGTTCTCGCCGAGGATCTGGAACGCGCCCCAGCTCGCGCTTTTATGCGCCGCATCGAAATTGAGCCTGGCGGCGTCCTCCAGGCGATCGTGCTGCGCCGCGCCGGCCGCGCCATAGAGCGATCGATCCCACTTCGGCGACGACAATTTCACCCCGCGCCGGTCCTTGGCGGCGGCGTGCGCGCCTTTCGAATGCTTGTGGAAGATATGCGCCTCATAGAGGATCGCCGGCCGCCCATCGGGCAGGAAACCGCTCCCCGACGCCTCGACTTCGGCCACTGCGCGGATCGCGGCGACCTCAACGTTCAGCTCCTTCGCCGCCCGGGCGAAGTCGGCGTCCGTCAAAGTCGTCGTCATCAAGCCCTCGTTTGCCGTTTCTGGCAGTCTTAAGCCCTATTCCCCCCATGCGAAAGGCCGATGGCTGGCGCTCGGGTTGCCAGCCGCGGCAAATTGGACCTATAGATCTCGCGGACGCCCAACCTTGACCGTGAACGAATAAGGAACGCTCGCGGAACCTCTGTTCTTTGAGGTTACATTGTGGCGTTAGAGCGCATTTTCGCTACATTCAAGGAAGGTGGATCCCCCGACGCCTACGACCCCGGCGATCCGGCCACCTACGAGCAGTTCATCCAGGCGCTGATCCGCGACAGCCGCGATTACGAGGCCTCGGTGCTCGCCCCAGCCCGCGACCAGGCGCAGAAATATTACTACGGCTACCTGCCGTCGTTAAACCCGGACGGCTCGCCCTACACCGACACCATGATCATCCAGGATCCGGGCGCGACCTGGGAGCAGATCCTCGGCTACGACCAGGAGAGCGCCACCCGCTCGCGCTACGTGTCGACCGACGTCCGCGACGCCGTGATGCTGATGCTGCCGAGCCTGATCCGGCTGTTCGGCGCCAGCCAGGCCCCGGTCTTCCTCGCCCCCAGGACCCAGGCCGACGTCGCCGTCGCCGAGCAGCAGACGAATTACATCAACTATGTGTTCTGGCAGGACAACCAGGGCTTCCTGGTCCTCTACGGCGCCTTCAAGGACGCCCTCACCGTCAAGACCGGCTACGTCAAATGGTGGACCGACGACCACAAGGAGACGAAGCAGAAGACCTTCATCAACGTCAACGACCAGCAGATCACGCTGCTGCAGCAGCAGGACGCCACCGCCAGGCTGGTCCACCAGGGCCCGCTCGACCCGCAGATGGGGACCTACCAGGAAGTCACCTTCGAATACCTGGTCGACAAGCCCCTGATCAAGGTGATGGGGGTGCCGCCGGAGGAGATGCGGCTCGACCGCTACGCCCGCACCTTCGCCACCTCGCGCATCGTCGGCCACCAGCGGGTGGTGGCGATCGACGAGCTGGTCGCCATGGGCTACCCGCGCGAGCTCTGCGCCAACTTCCTGCAGAGCCAGGACATCCAGAACTTCACCATGGAGGCCCAGCTCCGGAACCCGGGCCGCTACAACTCGACCCGGGTCGGCGATGGGGTGCTGTACGGCGAATGGTACATCAAAATCGACGCCGACGGCGATGGGGTGCCGGAGCTGCGCTACATCTGCACCATGGGCGAAGACAACGAGATCGTCCATGACAAGCCGGCCAACCGGGTCAAGTTCGCGGTCTTCGGCTGCGATCCGATCTCGCACACCATCGTCGGCGACAGCCTGGCCGACTACACCCTCGACATCCAGCGGATCAAAACCAACATCATGCGCGGCGTGCTCGACAGCCTGGCTGAGAGCATCAACCCGAAGACCGTGGTCAACGAGCTCGTCACCAACATCGACGACGCGCTGAACGACGACCTCGGGGCCGTCATCCGCACCCGCGGCGATCCGCGCGCCGCCGTCTCGTTCTCCTCGACCCCGTTCGTCGGCCAGGCGGCGCTGCCGGTGATCGAGCTGATGAACGCCGTCCTGCAGCGGCGCACCGGCCTCTCCGACGCGGCCAAGGGCCTCGATCCGAAGGCGCTGCAGAGCTCGACCATGATCGGCGTCGAGGCGATCATCAACGGCCAGCAGGAGCGGACCGAGCTGGTCGCCCGGGTCTTGGCCGAGACCGGCTTCCGCGACCTTTTCACCGGCCTCTACAATGAAATCGCTGAAGCGCCGAACCAGCGCCGGACCCTGCGCATCAACGGCGCTTGGACCGAGCTCGACACCGGCGCCTTCGACGCCTCGATGGGGGTCGAGGTCAACCCGACGCTCGGCAAGGGCAGCGACGCCACCCGGATGATGACGCTGCAGCAGATCAAGAACGACCAGCAGATGATCATGCAGCAGTTCGGCGTCGGCAATCCGGTGTGCGGCATCCCCGAATACCTGAACACCATCTCCGACATGCTCGACATCGCCAACATCAAGAACGTCGGGCGCTACTTCAAGACCCCGGATCCGCAGACGCTGGCCAACATCGCGGCCGCGCCGAAGGAGCCGGACGCCCAGACGGTGTCGGCCAAGGCGCAGTTCGAGAAGGTCAAGAGCGAGACCTCGCAGGCGGTCGGCGACATGCAGCTGAAGAAGGACAAGCAGGACCAGGACGACGCCTTCCGCTACGCCCAGCTCAAGCAAAAAGCCGATTACGACCAGCAGAAACTCGAGATCGAGCGGGCCAAGGTGTTCGTCGGCCAGGGCCCCGGCGGCCCGACCGCAGTCGATCCGGTCGAAGCGGCGAAAGTCATCGCCGACGTCCACAAGGCCCATCTCGGCGCCGGCGTCGACCTCTACACCGCCCATCTCGACGCCGAGACCGATCAGGCCAAGATCGATCAGCAGCGCGAAGCGGCGCAATTGCAGGCTGAGCAGGCCCAGGCCGCGCAATCAAATGGCGAGGGCTCGTCATGAACGACCAGACCCCGCCGCGCAAAGACGAGCTGCAGATGAAGCGCGAGCTCGCCGACGCGGCCAAAGAGCTGATGGACAACAAGGCGTTCGCGCAGGCGATCCTCGAGCTCAGGAAGCGCTGGTTCGAGCTGATGCTGACCGAGCTCAATCTCAGGCTCAGGGACGAGCAGATCGCGATGATCAAGGCGCTCGAGGCGATCCCGGCCGAGCTCACCATCATCATGAACAACTACAAGATGGCGTTGAGGCAGAAACAACATGGCTGAGGGCCTCGACCAGGCCGCGCAGGCCTTCCACACCGAGATCAACCCTGAAGCCCAGCGGCCGCGCGATGACGCCGGCCGGTTCGCCGCGGCGCGGCCGGAAACGATGTTCGAGCCGCGCCCGGTCGAGGGCGATCCGCTAACTGGCGATACGCGCGACGGCGGTGAAGACGCGCGCCTCGCCGCAGCCGAGAGGAGAATTGCCGATGGCCGGGCTGAGGAAGGGGATGAGCGGGCCCTACAAAACCGCGCGAGGCCCAGGAATGCCGCCCCCGACGAGCGACACCAGCCAGCCGACGCGCAGCCGGAGCGGGTCGGCGAGCAAGAGCCCGGCGATCAAGACGCTGAAAGGCCAGACGGCGGCCAACCGCGGGAGCCCGGCGAAGGGGACGCCGAAGGGACATCCGAGCAAGACGCCAGCGGCCAGAACTGGCAAATCTCGGTAGACGGCAAGCCGGTCGAGAAGCTGGAGGTGATGGTCGACGGTCAGCCTCACGAGGTCTCGCTCGACGAGGCGATCAAGGGCTACGTCGACGGCGAAACCTACAACCGCCGGGTCGCCCAGGTCGGCGAGGCGGTCAAGGTGATCGAGACCGAGTACCAGCGCGCCACCCAGTTCCGCGACGCCTACATCCAAAATCTACAGCACCATGAGGAAGAGTACGCGGCGCTGCTGCCGGCCGAGCCCAACTGGGACCAGATGTACGCCCAGGATCCGCGGGCCGCGCGCGAGCTGCAGAAGAACTACCAGGCCGCCCAGAACGTGCTGTTCAGCATGCGCCAGCGCCGCTTCCAGGAGATGCAGGCGCGCGAGCAGGAGAACGCCCGCCGGACCGCCGAATACGCCAACAACGGCTGGGAGCAGTTCAAGCGGTATACCCGCATCGCCGACGCGCCGACCCTCAACAACGAGGTCTCGGCGATGCGCAAGGTGGCGCTCGAATATTATGGTTTCGGGGAACATGAGGTCTCGACGACTTATGATCCCCGGATGCTGGCCGTCCTCTACGACGCCAGCAAGTACCGGCGCATGGTGGCTAGCAAACCTAGACCAGTCATGCCTGACAAAGGACGCACATTAGCACCGGGAAGCGCAAGACCAATCGGCTCAGCGGCCCGCAGAGGCATTGATGACGCCCAACGCAGACTAGCGAAGACGGGAAAGCTCGACGACGCAACCGCCGTCTTCATGAGGCTCATCCAATGAACATTCTGCGAGGACGTCATGCCCAAAGTCACCAACGCCTTCACCACCTATCAGGCGACGGCTAACCGCGAAGACCTGTCGAACGCCATCTACAACATCGACCCCTTCGACACCCCGGTGATGTCGGCGATCCGCCGGCGCAACGTCAAGAACCGGATCTTCGACTGGCAAACGGAACACCTGCCGCTCGTCGCCCCGCCTTCGATCACCGGCGCCCCCGCTCCGGGCACCCCCGGCGCCCCCAACGCCCAGGTCGAAGGTTTCTCGCTCGCCAACTCGCCGGCGCAGCCGACCATCCGCCTCAACAACGTCACCCAGATCAGCGAGCGCGACGCCACCGTGTCGGGCACCCAGGAAGAAAGCGACGCGGCCGGCAAGGGCTCGGAAATGGCGCACCAGATGGCGCTCGCCAGCAAGGCGCTCAAATCCGACATGGAGACGGCGCTGTGCAGCCGCCAGGCGTATAACGGCGGCACTGACGCGGCCACCCCGGTCGCCCGCGTGACCGAGGGCTTCGCCCACTGGGTCGCGCGCGCGGTCGACAAGTTCGCCAACCCCGCCGCGGCGGTCGCCGGCGTCACCACCGGCCTGCCGGTGCTGTCGACCGACGTTTTCAATCCGCCGGTGGTCGGCAGTCAGCTCCAGGTCAGCGAGGACATGCTCGGCCAGGCGATGCAGAACGCCTATGTCAACGGCGCTTCGCCAAGCTTGTGGATCGTGCCGCCGGGGCCGAAGCGCACCATCTCGACCTTCGTCGGAAGGAGCACCACCCAGGTCCTGGTCGGCAAGACCGAGGTGGTCTCGACCATCGACGTGATCGCCACCGACTTCGGCCGGGTGAAGGTCGCCCCGTCGCGCTGGGTGGCGACCGACGTCGCCCTCTTGGTCGACCCCGACTACGCCGCGGTCAGCTTCTTCCGCGCCTTCCGCCAGTACCTGATGGCCCGCACCGGCGACGCCGAGACGCGGATGATCGTGGTCGAGTGGGGCCTCGAGATGCGCAACCCGCTGGCCCACATCGTGTTCAACGGCATCAAGCAGTGACGCAGCAGCGCTACGTCTACCAGGACCGCTACGGCGTGCGGCGGACGGTGATCGTGGACGACGAGCGGCCCGACCGCTTCGTCGTTCACACCGAGCAGGACGTCGGGCCGCTCATCGACAGCGTGGCGCGCGATCGCGAGATCATGCGCCACGACGGCGTCAACAAGCTGGTCGCGCGCCTGCCGGTCGAGGTCTTCGAACGGATGATCCACGAGGGCTGGGGCCCGGAGGACGAGGCGCGCTTCCTCAATAGCCCGGAGGCCGCGCCCTATCGCGTCTGGCGGGGGAGGGTGTGACGTGTCCCCCGGCGACCTCGTCATCCCGCCCCCGACCCCGAAGATCCTCGACTATCCGGGGGCGGTCACGGTCGCCTTCGCCGTCATCTTCACCACCGCGCTGTTGTTCGTCGCCGGCCGCTTCGATCCGACCGGCGGGACGCTGACCATCTCGCTGATGGTGGTCTTGGCGTTCATCGCGGTGGTGGCGTTCTGCATGTTCTTCACCGTCCCCAACGATGAGATCACCGCGGCCGTCGCCGGCGGCCTGGTCGCGGCGTTCGGGGCGGTGGTCGCTTATTGGCTCGGCCGCCCGAGGAATGGTCCCAAATGAGCCCGCTCTACCTCGTCCTGGTCGTCATCCTGGTCCTGGTCCTGCTCGGCGGCCTCGGCGGCGGCAGGATCGGTCCCTGGCCCTACGGCTACGGCTACGGCCACAGCGCCAACGGGATCCTCGGCTTCATCCTCGTCGTCCTGCTGATCTTTTACCTGCTCGGGCGACTGTAGATGGGCGACTTCACCGACTTCTGCGGGCAGATCGCCGACTGGGCCAACCGAGAGGACTGGACGCAGAACCTGGTGACCTCGTTCGTCCGCATGGCCGAGCAGAAGTTCAACGCCGAGCTCCGGGTCGACCGGATGATCAACTTCGTCACCAACGTCGTCACCCAGCGCTGCGCCGCGCTGCCCGACGACTGGCTGCTGGCGGACCTCGTCCAGATCCAGAACGCCAACGGGGCGAACGGCTTCCTGCCGATCCGCTACAAGTCGAGGGACGAGTTCTTCAATCTGACCGACAACTGGGCCTATGGCTATTATACAATTGAGGGCCGCACGATGTACTTCGGCGGCACGCCCGACGCGATCGAGGGCGTCACCTACACCATGAACTATTACGGCGAGGTGCCGGTGTTCTCCGACACCCCGCTGGTCCCGTCGTGGATCTACACAAAATATCCGGCTCTCTACCTGAAGGCGGCGCTGATCCATTCCAACCTCTACGCGGTCGGCGAGGAGCAGAAGGCGGCGCTGATGAAGAGCCAAGTCGAGGATGAGATCGAGAAGCTCAACAGCCTTCATTACCTGGCGAAAGCGAGCGGCTCGCGGCTGACCCGGACCCGGACGAGGAGGTTCTAAATGATCAGGCTGGCTTTGCTTGTTTCCTTGATCGCCACGCCGGCGTTCGGCCAGGCGATCGTCTTAAGCGCCTGCGGCACCGCGAACTATACCAACGCGATCGGCACGCTGCATGCGCTGACCATGAACCCGTCCGGCTATCTGTGCGCCACGACCGGGGCGATCATGGTCGAGAAAGCGCAGCCGGAGGAGCCGAAGAAGCCCGAGGAGCCGAAGAAGTGACGCGACTGCTTCTCGCTCTGCTGCTGTCGACAACGGCCCTGGCGCATGCCCAGAGCCTGTCGAAGGCGCTGGTAGTGCCGTCGTGTCAGGGGCAGACGCTTAACTACGCCGAAACTTCGCTCAACCAGTTGATGATGGATCCACAGGGGCGGTTGTGCGCCGCGGGCGGCAACGCTGGCAGCGCCAATATGACGACGCCGCTCATGGTTTACGCGAATGCTGGTCCATCGGCGACTGCAATACAGTCTTTACCGCTAAATGGTAACAGTTGGGGCGGCATAACAATTCGACAAACTGTTATGCCAATTGATGGCGTTGTCGCCAATCTCGCCGTCTGGGTGGCGGTGGCTGTTACAACAAACTATTATACTTTTAGTCTTAACGTCAACGAAACATCGACGGCGCTGCAATGCAGTATTGGTCAGGGCGGGGTCAATCTCGGCACGACGCAGCAGTGCTCTGACACGGCTCATCAGGTTGCGGTTCATCCTGGGGATTACGTAGCCATAGCAACTTCGTTCCCAGGCGGCACGCCGTCGTCGTCGGGCACGTTTGCCGCCGCAGCGACGACGTTGACCAGCACGAATGGGCAGGAAAGTCTCGTTGGCGCTCTCACTAATGCTCAGATATCGGCGACAGCAATTCAATATAGCGGACCAGGCGTATTCCAACCACAGGCAAGTGACTTATTGGGGTCCGCAATTATGCCGACCTCGGGCAAATTAGATCACTTGTATGCGACAGTCAATGGCGCTCTAGTTGCGGGCTCTAGCGTACAATTCACCGTTTTTAAGAATGGAGTTCCCACGTCCATTACGACGACCTGTACCTCCGCAGCAATTACGTGCACTGACTTGATAGATGCTATTACTATGGCAGTAGGTGACACTATTTCAGTGCAAACATGTCCCAGTGGTATAGCTGGATGTCAAGCAGGCACGGCCATCGGTGCTCGATATGGATCGTTTAGCCTTCGTTTCCAGCCGTCGACGCCAAATCAAGCCGCAGTGTTTGGCGTGCCAAATCCTACTGTTCAGCCAGCGCCAGCTGTTGCGTTAAGGGTAGGAGCGCTTTCTAATCCCGTAAATTTCGCTGGTGGTGTCGACACAAATTATTCCAACATTGCGCCGCCGACGCCCATGACGTTGGGCGATCTGATCGTTGGTCAGTGTCCAGGGCCGGATGTCACTGGCGCAGGCGGGGTCACGCGAACGTTAACCTTGCGCGCCAATAGTGCATATCAGTCTCCAACGGTCGCGCTTGTAGGCAATTCAACAGCGCCGTGCCCGACACTAGAGGTTGGGCAGGATACGACCCACACCTATCAATCTCCTGCTAGCGCATTACTTAGCATGGGGATGACGATGAACACCATCACCAACGCCTCAACTTTAGGGGCATTCAAATATTCAATGACGGCGACCGTGCCATGACCAACCAGTGGGTCCCAGGGCCAGCGCCGTCCCCTCCCGCCTGGGTTCCTCCCCTCCCCCCGGCCAATGAGTGGAGCCCTGCCGAGGGCTGCGGCAGCGGCGGCCCGGCGATCGCCAGCGGCATCGTGCTCACCGCCAGGCCGGCGACCATCACCGCCATGCCATGGGTGGTGACGGTCAATGACGGCGGCTCGCCGGCGAACTTCAGCGTCGATCACTACGACAGCAG